ACTTCTACAAATTCAAAACCAGATTGAAGCAAGCGAAATCTAACAACCCCGCCAAGCTCCCCAATAGAGAACGCTTGGCCGCTTCTTGATGCAAAGGAGTAACCCTCGATTACCACAGTTTCAACTTTGTGCTTTGAGCATTTTTCTAAAATCTCACTAGATATATCAACAAGTCTTTGTGTCTTTTTATTCTTTGAAGATATGACTCCGTACTCACCATCACACGACCATCCGGTTGAAGTTAGCGATAGGTCTAGGCCCATTATCTTTCTATTCACTTAATTAAAACTACACCAGAAAAGCAAGAAGCCACTGTGATTTTTTCTCACAGTGGCAAATCCAGGTAAAGGATATTTCTTGCAACGGTTTCCCGTTTAGAAATGGACCACCCCCTCCCTAAGTCGTATGAGGAGATTTTATACCCAACTATATTTATAGAAACTGGTAATAAATATGAGGATTTTGTTAATTTATTACACGCAAGAACCGGGTGCCGCACGTTGCCCTGTGCACCCGGCCCTCGCGCCTATAACGGTCCTAAGGATTACAACAATACACCAGCAATAAATATTCTGTGTGTTAATTATTATTAGGACAGAAATAAAACTTCTGTAAGAATTTATTCTTCCCAGCCATGTTTTGCCAGACCAAGGTCAAAAGCCAATTGCGGGTAATTCCCAATTCTGGTATGGCACGGTCTGCAAACGCAGATTATGTTTTCTTCATCCAGAATTGACCCTCCTTGAGAGCGCCTCTTCAGTTCGTGCAAATCAGATGATTGATTGCGTTTGTACATTTTCTTTCCATCGTGTTCAGCAAAAACTGGACAAGCCTCGCACCATGGTTTTTCTTCAAGAAGTCGAGCAACAAGCTTTCTCCTCTCAACATATTCTTTTTCTTTTTTGGCAGACCTATATCTCAATTAGGTTCGCTCCATCGTATTCAATTTCTTCAAAGTTCCATCGGCCATTTAAAACATCCCACAGAGCTTCGTCATACGGGGTTGGCTCAATGTCGTTATCGTTCAGTTCTTTCCTGTGCCTGATGATTGCCTGCCTGCACATAACCAAGATGTCGTCTTCTGACGAAACTCCGTTTTCCAGCATTGCAACAAGCTCTGCTACTTCTTTTATCTTTCGCGCCACATACCCCTTGAACTTTTCAATCTTGCGTTTTTGTCCAAGGTAATGGTGCATTGCTTCTGCAAGGAGAGCAGCTCCATCTTCGCCAAGCGCAGAATACTGTTCTGTGTCTGACTCTATATCGCTTTCAATGTCTTCTATTTGCTCGTTCAGATTTAGCAATAGTGCATCTAAGCACCTAGCCCAACGGTTAACATTTTGCGATTCACGCAAAAACTCACGTTGCTTATCGTTAACTTTATTCTTTATGTCCTGAGCAACTAGGTGTGCAAAAGCATCATCGCTCATCGTGTAGTGGACAGTACTCATTTAATCTCCTTATTTATTGTTCCAGTACTCACACATATCTTTTTTGAAATAACACCAATTACACAAAACAGCTGGAATAGCCTCCCAGTGATTTGTTTCAAATGAAACAGCTATCTGACTGCCCACATTTTCAACCATTTTTGAAACATCGTTAGCATCTTCTGCTGTGTATTTTTTAGAAAACTTAGTTCCGTCTTTTAGATACAAAAGCTCAATTAGGTCTATCTCAACATCTTTTGTATCGGCCAAAACGATTGCGTAAATCAGCAGCTGGGTAAATTTGTCACCGACATACCTAGCTTTTGGAGTCTTGCCTGTTTTGTAATCAGAGATTGTTGTTTTGCCATCTAGGGTGGACCACCGGTCAATGTATCCCTTGATTTGAAAACCTCCAATACTTCCGTTCAGTTCAGTTTCTACTCCAGCCGGAACAACATCCACTGGAGATTCAACTTTAAAAATATTCTCAAGACACCACCAGGAATTCCACCTAAAAGTATTGAGTCCATCTTTAATGAAAGGAAGTACTTTTTCCGCCCAATCTCCACTAGCCCAGATAGATGAGCTAACGTTTTTTAGCGAAGCAATATTCCTGTCTGCTGGTTCAATATTTAGATAGAAGTACTCAAGAACATCGTGAACAAAGTTGCCCATCAGCGTTGCCTCCGTAGGAGGCTCTGAAAGCTTGTTAACCCTAGAGTACTTGTACTTTAAAGGACATTGAACATATGTTGATATTGAGGACGGTGAAAGATACGGGGGAAGTTCGTATGGTAGTTCAGAGGCGATTATCACTGCGCTCCTGGTTGCGACTCTGCATTGAATTCAATCTTCACAACCGTCTCAAGAAGGAAAACCATTTGCTCGTTTGAGAGACTGGCTGCGTTGCTTGGTACGGGAGCATTGTTGCTATATGTCTCCCACTCCTTGCGAAGCGTTGCTTTTTGTTCTGGTGTCATCTTCTTTGTGACCGACATGAATGTGTTCCACATCTCAAGCTTTTCGGCATCAACAGGCTCGACAGGTCGTGAAACTTCAGCGTCCATAACCTGCTCAATCTCTATTGCGTCTTCGCTTCGAGCAAGGTACAAACCAATTCCAAATGTTTGAACTGCTTTCTTGAAGGCATCGGATACTGCACCTTTCACCTCATCGCCGTAATCAACAGCAACACCGGTGGCCTTCACCCGCTTGATTTTCTGGCCACCAACTCCATCACGGGTGACCTCATTGCCATCAATAGAAGCGATAACCGTCACATGCGCAACGATTGAGTCTCCAATTTCAACAAAGCTTTGAACTTTCAGCGACCACTTCCCAACACCAATTACCTTGTTCATCCTGTTAACAACTTCGCTAACTGGGATGTATGTCAAAGAAGCTCCACCCTTATTGAGAGTGCGCTCCATTTCCTGCGGGAACTGCTCTGAGAGAAGTTGGTAAATTTCGTTGCTCATCATTTTGCCTTTCGGATTATTATGCTTGTTTTTACTTCTTCTGAAACTTGACAGTAGTTATCTGCGTTAACACCAATTTTTGAAAGCTCTTTTATGCGCCAGTACGACGGCTGGACGAAACGTAGCAGCTGTGAGGCAATATCGTCAATGCTTGAATTCATTTCTCCGGTGTCTAGGTCTGTTGACATTTCTACCAACCGTCGCGTGACGATTGAAGCCAGTGCGTCATGGTCCCACGACTTCCTATCGCTTCCCGACTTCTTTTCAATGGTCGTGCCATTTGATAGCGAGACAATCGGGAGCGAACCCATCTTGTCAGCAACTATTTTTGCTGCTGTGTCGTAAACAGAGGCGAGTTCTTGTTTCAAAAAGTTAAGGGTAGAAAGCGATTCGCAGAGTTCCTCGATGTCAACATTTTGTTCCCTGGCTGCAGAAAAAGTCCTATCTGCGTCCATGAGCTGCTTGGATATTTCCGCAATCTGCACAGCAAACTTTTCTGCATCAAAAATAACTTCAGTATTCATTTTTCCTCTTTTAATAGGGGTTTAGTTGGTGTCAGATGATGATACTGGTTGGGCGACGATAAGGCAAGCCCAAACCAGCTAAAAATGTAAAAGCCCCAACAGCCGAGTCAACTTGGTCATCATGGTCGCAAGCTTCTGGGAAAGATGACATTTCATCCAGCCAGTCGCTCAACCATGGACCACGAACAACCCGAACATTGCCGTTGGCTACGGCTGCCGCAAATGGTCTGGCTCTTGTGAGTTTGTCACCAGTTGAACGAATTCCCATGAAGTCGTAACCAGGAAGTATGTATCGTGCGTATTGGTCTACCAGCGCCTTGCCGGAGGAGCCAGGTTCTTGCTCCATTCTGACCGAGACATTTGGCCCATCTTCTGAAGCAGTCTGAGCTATTAATTGTTCGACCTTGTCGCCCTTGACTCTTGCTTTTTTGACATCTAGCACATAGGCAACTCCTGAGTCATATAGGACCAATGTTCCTACTGTCCAGTCAGGGTTTGGGTTATTCCCAGAAGGCTCTGTTGCCGCAAGGTCCCAAAACCTCACCGCCCTAGCGTTTCCGCCAACTGGAGGGACTTCTGATTGGTCAATTATTACAAATGAGGTTCTGTCAAAAAGGCTTCCCAGAGTTGTTGCCCACCAGTCACCCTCTTCAAGTCTCCTTCTCTCAATTGGGTCCAGGGCCGCAAGGGCCTGTCTGTATGACTCTGGGTCAATTCCTGGGTTGTCGGTAAGGAGAGATGGAACAAAAATTCTTCCAGCTTCTACGCCTTCAACAATAAATCTCTGCCTAACCCAGTTGGGTGCAGGGTTTGAAGCAGAACGCATTCTCAGCGGAACCTTTGAAAGCTCACCGCTTTTTGGTTGTATCTCAAATAGTCATTGGTGTTGTTGAGGTAACCAAATGAGATTCTTGCGCCGGATGGGAATGTCGCAACATATGTATTGTTGTTCCAACTTATATCCTCCACCCCGCCAACCCAGGACTTAAAACGGTCCATCAAAGCTCCAGGAAGGGACAAGTCGGCGTAGGTTCTTCTGAAAAGAATTGCTGAATATCCAGGCACATCGACATATTGCATCGCCGCCATGAGCAGAGCACTACTCTTTCCTCCACCAGCAGCGCCTCCAAAAAACGCTTCTAGCGCATAAGTTCTTAGGAACACTTTTTGCGTAATAGATGGAGTTTCAGGGCAAAAATGAGGTTTTCTTGGTTCTAGGTATTCTAAAACTTTTTGCCAGTTAGTCATTGTCATCCAAATCGATTAGTCGTGCTAAGTTTAGATTACTGTGGCACAAGATAATCCTAGCGAAACAAAGTTCAAAAAAATGATAAAAGCAATAGGCAGATTTCTTTCAAAAATGACCCGGAGGAATACCATCGCCAACATATTGATTGCTTCATTTATACTATTTGTGAGCATCGGAACATTTTTAATATCTCCACCAGCTGGTTTTATTGCTTTTGGTGTTGCGTGCGGTGCAGTCGGAATATTACTTGGGATGGAGTAAAAGTACATAATGGCTTGGAATTCGTCGCAAAATAAGTCTATTAACCAGTCACAGCAGAAGTCTGCGCTTGGACCAGGAGCGCCGGTTGCGTTCAACCCTTCAATGGCTGGAAAGCCATACAGAGACTCTTGGGATATAGAAAGAGCTTACCGCGAGGGTTTTCAAAAAGTTACTTGGGTCAATAGGTGCATTGACGCAATTGCAGGAAACCAATCAAGACTCCCAGCCATCTTGCGTGAAAACAATAGCCCGACTGGAAAAATTATTCGAGAGTCAGATGAGAGCATTCTCAACTTACTAAACACCAAATCAAACATGGGTGAAAACTCTTTTGTTTTTAGATACAGACTCTCTTCGCAGTTGCTCATGTCTTCTCGTGGTGCATTCATTGAAAAAGTAAGAGGCAGAGATGGTCAGCTAATTGCTCTTCAACTTTTGCCACCACAACATACTGCGCCAATACCAGACCCAAGAAAATTTGTTTCGGGTTTTGAAGTTGACATGCGCAACGGAACAAAAGTAATTCTAAAACCAGAAGATGTTGTTTGGATTAGAAAGCCACACCCTTTAGACCCATATCTTTCATTAACCCCAATGGAAGCTGCTGGTATTGCTATAGAAATTGAGAACTTGTCAAAGATTTACAACAGAAACTTCTTGCTTAATGACGGAAGG